ATGGCCGAACAACAGATACTGGATGAGATCAGGCGATTGGAGCTTTTGGTGTTAGGTGCAGGCAAACCTCTCCTGACATCCGAAGAAGCTGCGGCATATACGGGATGCGCACCATACACCATCAGGGAGATGGCTCGCAGAAAAGAGATACCTCACTATAAAGATCGGGGAGGACGTAAACTGCGCTTCCTTAAAAAAGATTTGGATGAATGGATGCAGTATACTCGAATAGCATCTACCCATGAGCTGGAAAGCAAAGCGGTAAAACACACCACCAGAAAAAGATACTAAAAAACAAGGGCCGCTTGCAATCATAAAGCGAATTAGTTTGACAGCCATTCGTGGCTGGCGGCCCTTTTAATCTGATTATCTGTATGAATCGCGAAATAGCAGTTGTCGACATCGACGGGACGCTGTGCGTCGTCGGCGACAGACGAAAATACATGGAGCAGAACGATCCGGATTGGGAATCGTTCTACCGCGATGACTTCAATGACCTGCCGATACGTACGGTGTGCGATTTCGTACGCCAGATGTCGAGGCACTACGATATTTTCTTCTGTACATCACGGCGCGAAACAGTACGCCAGAAGACACAGATATGGCTTCAGCAGAACCTCTTGCTGTCGCCGAAAGACTATACGCTGATTATGCGTCCGAACTCCGACAACCGTCCGGATGTGGTTTCCAAAATAGATAGTTTCACCCAAGAAACCACCGAATACGAGCGCTCTCATGTGGCCTTCGTCCTTGAAGACAGCCTGGCTATGGCGCATAGATGGCGAGAACTCGGCTACCGGTGTTTTCATGTTCAGTAATGGTTATGGAGTACAAGGAATTTTTTTTTGAACTGCGCTCGAAGGGCATCTACATCGAGCAGGGCTGCTCCCGATTCATCGTTGGCTACTACGAACAAGCGCAGTTGAAATACGCCACGGCAGTACAGTGGGTGCGCGACCAAGGCGGACATATCCCGACCATGGAGCAGGCACTTATTCTCTGCGAGCATCGACGCGAAATCAACGAAGCGCTGCTTGCAGCAGGACAGAAGCCCATTAGCGAGGAGTACTTCTGGTGCCGCAGGCAGCATGCCATAAAGCAGGGCAGCAACTATATCGTGCGGATGTACAACGGCTATATAGATCAGTGCAGTCGTGATTATTACAGCGCAGCACGCGCTATTATTCCTGTGAAATGATGGAAGGATGGATTAAGATACACCGAAGTCTTCTGGACTGGGAGTGGTATCAGGACACGAACTGCGTCCGCCTTGCGCTTCATTTTCTTTTGAAGGCGAATTACCAGCCCAAGAAGTGGAAAGGCATAATCATCGACCGCGGACAATTGGTAACCACCAGAGGACAGCTGTCCGAAGAGACCGGACTTTCGGAGATGCAAATACGCACTGCGATAGACAAGTTGGATAATTGCGGGTTTATAACCAAGTCGGGAACACATAAATACACTATCATAACTATCTGTAATTATGACTTATACCAGCAAACGCAGGATGGTTGCGACAATGGTTATCAACCAACAGATAACCAGCAAATAACCAACGAACAACCAGCTGATAACCAGCAAATAACCACAACTGAAGAAAATAAGAATACCAGAAGAGAAGAATATAACACACACACAGTAATTCCTATGAAGGGGGTTGTAGGGGGAAACGCCGCAGAGCTGGTGCAGTGGATACATGAGAACGTTCCGACCATCGCCTCAATGGCGGAGCCTATCACTGAAACGAATGCCGTGTGGATGCTGCGCAAATTTCACGTCGAAGATATCCGAAGATTGATATTCACAATGCACAGCAAGGGGGCTCACCTGAATAACACGAATGCTTACGCCACGTTCGTGACTTATGCCAAGCTGGACAAATCACTCAAAGAGCGTTCCGGAGTGAAATATTACACCTACGACGAAGCTATGCCCCAAGTCTACCGACTGGGCGGACGAATAGAGGATCACTTCGTGCAAGAGACGGTTAACGGGCAACAGCTATGGCGCAGAAAACACTTCGAGGAGACCAAATACAAGGCTACGAATGGCTTGGCAATGCCTCTGAATTGATAAGCATTTGGAGCGCGTGAATAAAGTTTTACAGTCACGCCAGTCCCCTCAGTTAACCTTTAACGAACGATAAAATGAATAATATCGAGCTTTTTAACGATCATTTTCAAAATTACAAAGTTTACGGGATTCCGAAAGCGCAACTTATTATCGCTGATGTGCCGTATAACTTGGGCGCGAACGCCTATGCCAGCAATCCGGCCTGGTATGTCGATGGCGACAACAAGAACGGCGAAAGCGAGCTTGCCGGGAAGCAGTTTTTCGACACGGACAAAAATTTTCGACCTGCGGAGTTCATGCACTTTTGCAGCCAGATGCTTCGCAAGGATAAACCAATAAAGGTCGAAAAAAACGGACAGAAAGGCAAGAACAAAGGCAACGCTTCCTGCATGATTCTTTTCTGTCCTTTCGAGCAGATGCACTACTATATCGAACTCGGACAGCGGTATGGGCTGAAACGCTACATCCCGCTCGTATTCCGAAAAGATTTCTCCGCGCAGGTACTCAAAGCCAACATGAAAGTCGTCGGCAACTGCGAATACGGTCGGTTTTCATAGTCACAAATAAGAACGAAATAAAACAGCAAAAATTATGACAGACCAAGTAACGAGCATCGAGCAGTCGAAGCGGCTGATCGAGTTGGGAGTGCCCGTGGAGAAGGCGAGCATGGTATGGAGATGGGGATGGGTTTGTGGTACAGTGGACGAAGAAAACTATGAGCTCAAAATTTGGCAGGAGTGTAAGCTGGATAAGATTCTGGCCTATCAAGAATTTCCCGAATCTTTTATCCCCGCCTTTACTGTCGCCGACCTGCTGGCGGTGTTGCCGAAAGTCATGGAGGATGATGAGGGTGTTCCGTTCTACCTTAACATCCAATACAACCGCAAAGAATATTCAGAGATCAAATATAAGGGCGTATATGGCATCCTATGGAGTTGCTTCGGGGCGTCGCTCTTGAATAATCTTGTCGAAGCAGTTGATGGAGTGGTAACTAACGGATATGAATTAACCCTATGAAACTGCCTATCGAGGTTCACAACAAATTGATCCCGTTCAAGGGATTCAGTTGGGTAACATGGCTTGCATTCGCATTCACCCGCAAGCCGAAAGACCGACATTTGGACGAGACTACGCGCCGCCATGAAGGAATCCACTGCGCCCAGCAGATCGAACTGGCCGTGCTGTTCGCTGCAATCCTCCTGCCACTCGCCATAAGCTGCTCTTTCGCTTGGTGGGGCTGGGCGCTTACGGTGGTCGGCATTCTCTTCGCCGGATGGATTTGCTACGGCATTTCGTGGCTGATCGAAGTGATTATCCCGCCTTATCCGGGCGCGTACTACTACACCTGCTTCGAGACAGAGGCATACAACCATGAGGATGATCCGGACTACTTGAAGCGGCGCATACCGTTCTGGGGCTGGATTTCCTGCATACCGAATTGGAAAGTCAAACACAAAAAAAACTAATTTATGAATACAGAAACGATGTTTTCATCTAAGACCGATTTGTGGGCCACACCACAGGATTTCTATGATAAACTCAATAGTGAATTTCATTTTACACTTGATCCTTGCGCCACCCCGCATAATGCTAAGTGTGTTAAATTCTACACCAAAGAGCAGGACGGGCTCCGAAAAGATTGGGGCGGGAATACTGTTTTTTGCAATCCGCCATACGGTCGGGATATATACGCATGGGTTCGTAAATGCTTCATGGAGGCACAAAAAATCAACACAATAGTTGTAATGTTGATTCCGGCGCGTACAGATACTCGATATTTTCACGAATTTATTTACCACAAAGCACGGGAAATTAGATTTATAAAGGGGAGGCTAAAATTCGGGGACCAAAAAAATAGTGCTCCGTTCCCGTCAATGGTGGTTGTATTTTAATCCATAAACTGTTTTAAAATTTAAGCACAAAGATAACTAACCATGAAAACACTTTATCTCTGGGTTTCAGACAAAGGCTGGACACCCTTTCAGTACAATGAACTTTCTGAATTATCCTCCGAATTTGAGGCGCGCAATATCAAACTGGGCTACGGGTGCAAACTGGGCTACGGGTGCAAACTGGGCTACGGGTGCAAACTGGGCGACGGGTGCAAACTGGGCGACTGGTGCGAACTGGGCGACTGGTGCGATGTTCCTAAATCGCTATTTATCAGCGCATCTCGTCATACAGTATCCTATTGGGGTGAGGATGTTATTCAAATAGGCTGCAAACGCTACACCATTTCCGAGTGGCAGAAGCATTTCCGAAAAATTGGCGAGGCCGAAGGCTATAGTCCCGAGCAGATGGAGGAATACAAAGGGTATATAGACCTGATCGCTGCAATGCACAAGACGTGGGCGTTACACTAAAACATCCTAACCATGAAAAGCGAAAAAGCAAGGGAATTTATCGACGGGTGCATAAACAACCTTACAGTTGATATGCCTGACCACGTTGAAAGGCGGTTGAGATTGGCAATGACCCACACAGCCGAGCTTGCCGAGCAGGAAGCCGAGGAGCGGATGCGACGGAAAGCAGTGGAGGCATTTGATGACATGTGGATCAACGGCGGCGGACGCCGGGCTGGCCGTAAGCGTTCACGATTTACCCACAAACCCGTATGAGTGATGAAAACCAACAGACCGATAAACGACTGTTATTGCTATAACTGCCGGAAATACGAGCAGTGCCGGGACGAAGGAATGTTTGACGAGGGACGGGACATCATTGACTTCTGCGTGGACTATGAGGATGTGAGCTATCCCGATGACGATAACGACGAAAATGATTAAGTCATTAAAACCAAACTACTGTGGAAGAGAAGATGAACCACACAAAACCTAAAGGCGGCTATGTGTTTATGACGTATGACGAATTTCAAGCCCTTGCCGAGGTAATTGCAATGGCAGAGGGAGGGGTTGAATCGGCAGACGAAGATTTCGCTAAATACATGCGCAAGCATGTGCGAAACGCGAACAAATTGATGGTAAAATTCAACACGAGAAAGAAAAAATGAAAACAGGAATTGAGATGATCGCAGAAAGGGAAAGCAAGATATTCACGGCAAATGGAATGTCACGCGAGGAACTGAGACTGAATTACAATGCGGCCTGCAACGCCTATCTGGCTGCTTTTTGCGAGAAGCACGGCTACGATTATGAGCCGGCTGCGTGGACAGGTAACGACCCCGGAGGAATTGCAGAGGTCGGCGATCTATTCGTGAGCATGGCCGATATGCTGACGGACATCGACCGAGACGCTCCGAAGGAGGAATACATCAAGTACTACGACTACTGTATGCGTGTCGGAGGGATTTGTGACGGCAAACTGAACACCCCGAATTACGACAGCTGGCTGCGGGGATGCCCGCGGATGGACGAGGAGCAAATAGCTCGGCTGGAGGAATTGCAACGGGATGTGCGTAGTGCAGAGATGAATTTGAAGGTCGAGATCGACAGAATTAACAACCTCAAACAAGAATAGTTATGCGAGAGAGTTAATTCAGAGGCAAGCGTATAGATAACGACAAGTGGGTTTATGGAGACCTGATTCATTGCTACGGCGCAGACACAGGCCGGATATTTATCAAGACCTTTACAGGATTATATGAAGTTGATCCCGCTACCGTCGGCGAGTATACTGGGCTGAAAGACAAGAACGGCACGGATATTTGGGAGGGGGATATAGTAGAATGGGAAAATCTCATAAAAACTAATATGCGTAGCGTAATTGCCTATCGAGATCGGATGTTCTGTTTTGTAGGTGCGAACAATGAACCTGAGGAAATTTGGTGTTGTTCATTTACGAAAATAGGTAATATCCACGACACCCCGGAATTACTTAAAACTGAATAACCATGCAGAAGATAATGTTTAACGACCGCTACGGACTGACGAATGCGGTCATCGAGGGGCGAAAGACCATGACGCGACGGTTGATTCCTGATGAGTTCTTCGGACTTACGTGGGACACGAGAGGCAACACCTTGGTTTATGAAAACGAATACGGGGATTTTATTGATGTCAGGCACTCGAAGTATACCCGCTATAAGCTCGGCGAAGTCGTGGCCGTGTCGCAATGCTACAACGATGTGGTGCAGGAATTTACGGATTTGGCGTTTGTGCCCGGAAGTACTAACAAAATGTTCGTCCGTGCTGACCTGATGCCTCACCAAATCCGCATCACGGGAATCCGTTGCGAGCGGTTGCAGGATATTTCGGACGAGGATTGCGTAAAGGAAGGAGTGCGTGTAGGTTCGCAAGCATTAGAATACCCATACTATTTTATAGACACAAAACAATTTTTGATCTGTGATTATAAATCACCCAGGCGAGCCTTCGCCGCACTAATCGACAAGGTGTCCGGCCGTGGAACGTGGGATCGGAACCCGTGGGTGGTGGCTTACGAATTCGAATTGGTGAAATGAGCGATTTGATCTGTCAAATAGTCACCCGTAAAATATATGCTTACGTGGCTGAGATATACGGGACGCCCACGTTTTGGGATGGCAAGTGGTGTCTTATGGTTTATGTACTTTGGCGGGATAATGGATGCCCAATACGCGAAGGAATGGTATTAAAGTTCGACACTAAAGAAGAGGCGGAACGGGTGAAAATCGGGACGATAGCGAAGGATAAAACACTTTTTGAATTAGTAAAATAGCAATGAGTATGAATATATTTAAGATACGCACGGGGAAATGCTGGTGTCACAGGCACGCCATAGGCCATGGATATTTGGAGGTGTGGCTATTTGGACGCCTCTATGAAGTATTCAGATACAGAGGGGCGTGCAAAGATTGCGACGCTCCGTTTTGAAAAAAAATAGCGAGATTCTCGCAAAATCTCGAAAAACTGAAATAACTATGGATATTCTAACCCCACACGACGGTATCACGAACGAGAAGATTTGCAAGGCGCAGATCGAAGCCGTCGAGAAGAAACAGAACGAATATAAACTGATCGGTCGGCTGACGAAGATTCCCGGCCACACCCTCTACAAGTTTAACACGACTACTCGGGAAGCTTGTAAAGTGGAAATGCGAGCTGATATAACACACCAATACGATCCGGATACAGATACGGTTGTGCGGCATGTCAAATCAGACGTGAAGGTCGAAAAGGACTGCTACTATGAACAGGCGTTGAACATGAAGAACTTCATCAAACGTTTGCGCCGCCGGGGTATCATTGGGGCTGACGAGTATATAAAAATTACAAAGGATGAAAAACATGCTTGACTTGGAATTGCATGTAACCCTGCACGGTTGCTGCAAAGCGGTTATATACCGATATAGAGGACAATCCATCGCCGCGTTCAAGAACGTAGAGGTAGACCCGAGTGAACGACGAAAAGGCCATGGAAATGAACTATTGACCACGTTGGAGAATATTGCTCGCGGGTTAGGCTGTGATTCATGCGCTTTATGGGCAGATAGGTCTGCATGGATGCACGACTGGTATAAACGCCGGGGGTATGAAGATTATGCCGATTATGATGACCCGGCCTTTGTGTGGATGTGGAAACCGTTATGAGAAACTTAAAAACAGAATAGCTATGAAGAATTTCGATTTAGTAGCCGCCAAAGCAGGTGCGGCGGTGTGTACGAGGGACGGGAGGAATGCGCGAATTATCGCATTTGACTGCAAAGGGTGCGGCAGGAAGCCCATATTGGCCTTAATTGATATGGGCGATTGGGAGCAAAGCGCCTCATGGACAGAACGAGGTGAAATCATTGAAGATTTCAAAGACGCTTCCGACCTTATGATGCGTGACGACGACTACGCCGAGAAGCTGGCTCGGGGAGAGTACGGGAACCATATCGAGGATGAGTTCGAAAAGGCTGATCCGACTATTAAGGAAAACTTAACAGTTGACCGGGAGTACTGGCGGCGGGTGTATGCCGGGCAGATGATGGCAGCTGCGTTTCCTGTGTTTGTCTCTACTGACTGGCAGGTAAAAGGCGAGTACGCAAACATACCAGCTGAAACACTGATTGCTCGTCAGGCTATCGACTTCGCCGATGCCCTCCTTGAAGAGCTGGAGAAAAAATAAAAAAGAGGCAATCCCGAAAGATCACCCCTGAGCCCAATACAAAGGTAGTGATGAATTCGGATAAACAAGATGTCTCAGAAAAAATATTGCAATACATCGGCGGATCTCGCCCTGGTTCGACCCGAAAATAAAATCAAGATCTGCGTCCGTGTGACGCCGTACGTTTACCATCACCTGGAGGAGGTTGCCCGGGTTAATGGTGTAAACGTGTCGGTTGTTGCGCGGGCTTTTTTGCAGCGAGGTGTCGAGTATGCTGTGAAGTATTACGAGGATGAGAAACAGATGTAAAGGGCGTTTTTTGCCGGATGTTGCGCTCATCATAGCCCGCAATTACGATTTGCTGTTGCGTCTGTGCTGTGTTTCCAGGGCTCATAACCTCGGCTCGGTGGAGGATATGGATGTCTTCCACGATACGATCCTGCATGTCTCGCACGATATGCTGTCCCGTAATTTCCGCACGGACACCGAGTTTATCGAGTATTTCCAATATCGCTACCGCATGGTATTCTACCAAACATGCAAAGATGAAAAACAATATAGTTCATTATCCTATGCCGACAATCTTAAAACCTCGGAAAACCAAGAAGAATAGCAGCAATTACGATGCGGAGCGTCGTAAGGTCTATAATAGCCGCCGTTGGCAGCACCTGCGTGAAGTTAAGTTCATGAACAATCCTCTATGCGAGGTATGCGCAGGGAAGGGTCTCACGACGCCTGCGGAGGATATACACCACATTGTTTCGTTCATGTCTACGGATGACCTACAGCGGCGCCTATGGCTTGCTTACGATTATTCCAATCTGATGTCTGTCTGCAAAAAATGTCACCAGAATATCCACAACGAAAATTCAGAAAAATAATATGGGAAATGTAAGGTTTAAGATACCGGGATCGATCCAGCACGATGAGACGAAACGCTTCATCCGCGATCTGGTTCGTAAGTTGAATGACGAGGATAAAATAGACGCGTCGGATATTCCGAACCTGCATCGCCTGGCCACCAGTTTCGACCAGTACCTCACGGCGATATACTGGTTGTCGGAGCATTCGATGATCACCACCAACAAGAAAGGCGAGGAGGTCAAGCATCCGTATGTGAATATCGCCCGCGAAGCGTGGGCGCAATACCTCGATGTGGCCAAACAATACGGATTGACGATTAAGAGCAAGGCTCAGATAGATTCGCATAAGCCGGGTGATGGCGTTCCTGACACGCCGCTCGATGAGTATATCCGAGAAAAACGCACCCGTGGTTGAGGTTCCGGGATATATACTATACGCTCAGCGCGTGCTGGCCGGAGATATCGTTGCGGGCAAGTGGGTCAGGCTCGCCTGCGAGCGTTTTTTTGCTCTCATGGAGGATGACAGGTACGAATTCCGCGAAAGAAAGGTTCGGGAAGTGATCCGTTTCATTCGCATGCTCCGGCATTATACGGGGCGTCATGCCGGCAAGCCTTTCGTGTTGGAATTGTGGCAGGAGTTCGCCGTTGCGAGTATTTACGGATTCTATTGTAAAGAGGATGGGAGCCGGCTGGTTAAATCTGTGTATATGGAGATGGCGCGAAAACAAGGGAAATCAGCCCTTGCGGCGGCCCTGTGTCTTAACAGCCTGATCGGGGAGGGTGAGATGAATGCGGAGGTCTATCTTGCGGCCAACAGCAAGGATCAGGCGAAGATCAGCTTCGGTATGTGTTCGAATTTCGTGAAGAGCATCGACCCTATAGGTAAATACTTGAAGCCATATCGGGATAGGGTCAATTTCGACAAGATGCTGTCTACGCTGCGGGTCTTGGCTGCCGATGACAGCAAACTTGACGGATTCAATGCTTCGATGTACTTACTCGATGAATACCATGCTGCCAAAAATACCAGACTGAAAGACGTATTGCAGTCATCGCAGGGTATGCGTGACGATCCTCTCGGTGTCATCATCACGACAGCGGGCTTCGACAAACTGGGCCCGTGTTATCAGTATCGTACGATGTGTACGGAGGTTTTGAGCGGGCTGAAGCCGGATGATTCTCTTTTTGCGTTGATTTATGCGCTGGACGAGGGGGACGATTGGAAAGATGAAAACGTATGGATCAAGAGCAACCCGAACCTGGGGGTTACTGTAAAGCCCGCCTATATCCGCGAGCAGGTGCAGAAAGCCGTGAACTCTCCGTCCGAGGAGGTGGGCGTTAAAACCAAGAATATCAACATATGGTGCGATGCCGATACGGTGTGGATCCCGGATCACTACATTCTGTCAGCTTCGCAAAACCTTAATGCCGCGGATTTCCACGGCAGGGATTGCTTTGCGGGTGTCGACCTGTCTGCTACGAGCGACCTAACGGCTCTTGCGTTTATGATACCCACCGAGGAGGCTATATACTTCTTCGTGAAATACTATCTTCCGGAGGCAGCCCTTCAAGAAAAGCGTTTTAAAGAGCGTTACGGCGAATGGCGCCGTATGGGAAGCCTTACGGTAACTCCGGGCAACGTTACGGATTACGACTACATTCTGAATGACCTGTTGCAGATCCAGCAACAGTTCTACCTCCAAAAGGTGGGGTATGACGACTGGAATGCCACACAGTTCGTCATCAATGCTACGGAAAAGGGAATGCCTATGGAGCCGGTCAGCCAGAGCATCGGCAATTTCAACCGCCCGACCAAGGAACTCGAACGCCTGATATTGTCGTATCGGGCGAAATTCGATAATAATATCATCACGCGCCACTGTTTTCGCAATGTTGTCATGGCCCGCGACCGGAACGGAAATACAAAACCGTCGAAACAGTACGAAGAAAAAAAGATCGACGGCGTGATTGCTTGTCTGATGGCTCTCTCGGCCTATTTGTCTACACCGAGATACGGACAACTCTATTGATTTTACACTTGTCGGACAAAATGTCAGACATCTCTTTGGTTATATAGCAAAGAGGATGCGATGAATTTTTTCGGCTACAAGCTTTCTATCGATTTTCGCAAGGCGTCTAAGCAAGAAACGTCCGGGATTTCCGCATATACGGGAAGTTATCCGGGTTTCCTGCAAAGCAACAGCCTGCCGATGCTTCTCTCCACTGTCTATCGGTGTGTGGATCTCATCTCAGGCAGCGTTGCCGTGCTTCCGCTCGAAACTTACCTCCTGGACAAAGAAGGCTTCAAGAGTAAATATAAGTCGCACCCGGCCTACTATCTGCTGAATTCAGAGCCGAATGAAAACATGACGCGCTATACGTTCGTCAAAACGTTGATGGCTTCTGTCTTGCTTCAAGGTAACGGATACGCCTATATTGAGCGTAATTCGAAATTGGAAGTCACGCAACTGATCTTCATTCCGGCGCAGCTGGTGTCTATCGTCTGGATTATGGATAGCCGCGGAATCAGGCGGAAACGTTATCAGGTTTCGGGGTTCAAGGGCCTTGTGGAGCCAAAGGATATGATTCACGTCCTGAATTTCAGCTACGATGGCATCATAGGTGTTTCTACGCTTACACATGCCCGGCAGACCCTTGGCATTGCCACGGCGAGCGAAGAGCATGCGGTCAATTTCCTGCATAGTCGTGCGAGTGCCGCCGGGGTTCTCAAAGTGGAGGGCCCGCGCCTCACAAAGGAGCAGAAGGATGATATCTACGCCACGTGGGATCGGCGTATGAACCAGAATCCCGATCGCAGTAACGTCACGATACTGGAGGGAAATATGACATACCAGCCGATTACCATCAGCCCGAAGGATTCCCAGCTTCTCGAATCGCGTCAGTTCAATGTCATCGATATCTGCCGCTTCTTTTCTGTTTCGCCCGTCAAGGCGTTCGACTTGAGTAAGTCGAGCTACTCTACTGTGGAGGCTACGCAGCTGGACTACCTGACCGATACGGCACTGTCTGTCATCACGAAGATCGAGCAGGAAATCAACCGCAAAGTTTTCCTGCCTTCGGAGCGCAATAGTGTCGTTGCAGAGTTTTCTACCTCTGCGATCCTGCGTACCGACAAGGCTGCGCAGGCTGCCTACTTGAAAGACATGTTCTATATCGGCGCGATTACCCCGAATGAGGTTCGCCGGGAGAATAACCTCTCCCGCCTGGATAATGGGGATCAGGCATTCGTGCAGGTTAATGTTCAGACGCTCGATATGGCAGTGGTGACGCCTCCCGCCGATCGGAAGCCCGTGGCCGCTTCTGCGTTGGATCCGAATACAACAGACGATCAAAATCAAAATTGAAAATAATGGAAAGAGAAGTCAGGAATACCCAGAGTGAAGTGCGCTTCGCCCCCGAGGAGGGGATGGTCGAGGGTTATGCCATGCTCTTCGATACGCAGTCTGACGGGCTGCCGTTCTACGAAACTATCGAAGCTGGAGCTTTGGACGGGGTTTTGGAGCGCAGTGACGTATTCGCACTATTGAACCATTCGATCGAGCGCGGAGTTCTCGCGCGGTCGAAGAACGGTAAAGGCAGCCTGGAGCTTACGGTCGATGACCGCGGTTTGAAATACCGCTTCATGCGGCCGGATACGGCGATCGGTCATGAACTCGAAGAGAACCTCCGGCGCGGCGAGATCGATCAGAGTTCCTTTGCTTTTACGGTCGAGCAGGATAAGTGGGAACGGCGCGACGACGGTATTTGGAGCCGTCGCATTCTCAAAATCGCGGAGATATTCGACGTGTCACCCGTATATCGTGCGGCTTACTCAGCGACCAGCGTGTCTTTGCGCGGCAAGGAGGAGGCCGAGAAAGAATTGGAAGAGCAAGAACGTCGCAGCCGCGAAGAGTATTACGCCAAGGCAGAACAACTTTTTAACATCTAATACATATGGCAAAAGAAAAGAGTATCACCGAACTGCGTGACGAGAAAAGGAGCCTCGCGACGCAGGCACAGGGCATCATCGATGGCGCCCGCAACGAAAAGCGTCAGTTCTCCGATGCGGAGAATACGCAGCTGGGGGAGATTCAGGTGCGTATGGCTGAAATCAACCTCGAAATCGAAACCCGCGAGTCAGAGAACCGCGGCAAGCCGCAGCCGCACATGCCGGAAGGGAAGTTCTCTTTCCGTCGGGCCCTCGTCAACCAGCTGAATCGTCAGCCCCAGCATGACGCCGAGGCGCGGATGATCGACGAAGCTACGCGTATCCACGCCCCATACATGGCCAGCAATTCCGACAGTGGAAATCTTATCCTTCCGATGAACACCCGCGCGGCGCTTACCGCAGCTACGGAAGCAACGACGGGTGTCGTGGTCGACGAAGATCAGATGGAGATGCTGCTCCCGTTGGAGCCGAATCTGATTCTGACGCGTGCAGGCGCCCGTATCATGAATGGCCTGCGGGGCAATATCTACTGGCCCAATGTCAGCGCTGCGACGGTATCCTGGGAAGGCGAGAACGACGAAGCTAAGGACGGAGCTCCGACGATTTCCAAAGGAACGGTGTTCTCTCCCAAGCGCCTTACGGCTGTCGTCGAGATCAGCCGGCAGCTGCTGGTGCAGGAGAATACGAGCGTTGAGGCCTTGGTTCGCCGCCTGCTGGCTACAGCCATCGCCCAGAAGCTGGAAAAGACGGCGTTCAGCAAGGCGGCACACGATGCTAAGATCCCCGACGGACTGTTCCAGGAAACGCCCGAGATCAATGGCTCAATGACATGGGCTCAGATCGTGGCGATGGAAACCGCGTGCGACACGAACAACGCGCTGTTCGGGAATCTGGCCTACCTTCTCAACCCGAAACTTATCGGCCTTGCGAAGACGAAGGTCAAGGACGCCTCGGGTGCCGGTGGCTTCATCTTTACCGGGAACGGTGACGGCACGCTTAACGGCTACCGTGCATTACGCAGCAACAACATTCCTGCGGATCTTCAGGAGGCGACGGACGAGGCCGGCGCTATTTTCGGCAACTGGGCCGACTTCTTCATCGGACAGTGGGGCGCAATGGACTTCATTACGGATCCGTACACGAAGGCCGGGCAGGCGATGGTGCGCATCATCGTGAATTCGTACTGGAATCTGGGTAAGGTTCGCGACGACTCGTTCGTCACCGCGTCCTTCAAATAGGATCGTAGGGTATGGCTTGTATTACTTTGGCGGAGGCGAAGAGGCACCTGAACATCGAGGACGATTTCGAGGACGACGACCAGTATATTTCGTCCCTGATCGCTGTCGCTCAAGAAGTCGTTGCGCAGGATATCTGCGTACCTCTGGCGGAGTTAGAGGGGGAAACCGGGGAAATCCCGGCACCCCTTCGTCAGGCCATGTTACTCTTGATCGGGAACTATTACGCCAGCCGTGAAAGCGTCGCTTTCGGTGTCCTGGTTCAAGATACCAAAGCTTACAAACATCTTATCGGACTTTATAGGGATTATTCGAGATGAGAGCGGGATTGTTGCGTGAAATTGTCGTGTTCAAGGAGCCCCGTATGGTTCAGACCGCCACAGGAGCCGTCAGTAAGGAGTATGTCGCGGTACACAGATGCCGGGCGTATAAAAAACGCTTTTCCAATGTAACCGACAAGGACAAGGTCGAAGCCAAGGAAGAGTTTTATGGGCATTTCGGGGTCTTGCAGGTTCGCTACAGCCCGAAGATCAACGACCGTCAGATCGTGGAATTCCAAGGTGTGGATTACAAAATCATCCTGCTCGACCGCAATATCACGGACAACACCTATCTGGTGAACGTAAACAAGATAAACGAATGATTGTCGTAGATATACAAACGCGTCAGGCCGCCGAGTATTTGGTTCACAGCCTGGATGCCTTTGAACAGCAAAAGGCGATCAAGGAGGGTATGCTTCGTGCCGCGAAGGTCTTTTCGCGCCGGGGGCGCGGTAATCTCCGGTCGCGTCTGAAGGGAAAAGGCAAAGGCAATCTGCTCGGAGCTTTCGGCGTGGTGTACCGCAAGCAGTATGTCATGTCGCTGGCAGGATATACGGGGCGCGGACATCATGCTCACCTTGTAGACTTGGGGACACGTCGTCGTAGTACCAAGTCCGGGAAGAATCGGGGCATCATGCCCGCCAACTACTTTTGGAGCGATGCCCGCCAGAGCGAGGAACGCTCGGCGATGCAGGAGATCTTGCATGGCATCGAGATGGCGATCCAACGTATTCAAAGCAGGATGTAATGGGACGTGCAGACAAGAAATTTACGATTATCACCGAGGTTGTCAAAATACTTCGTGCTTGCGAGGATCTGTCCGCGATGGTCGGCACCAAGATTTTCCCCATCGTCGCACCGGAGGGTACCCCGGGTGATTTCGTCTCCTATCAGCGCGACGGGATGGATATAGAATGGTCTAAGATGGGGCCGTCTTTGCAGCGCTCCTATTTCTATATCAACGTCATAAGCGATGATTATGATAGAAGCCTCAAGATTGCCGATATAATTTATGACGCACTGGAAGGAGATTGGCAGGATCCCGACATGCGCATTCGCCTGACGGATTATGTCGAGGATTATATCGACAAGAAATATTTACAAGTACTTCAATTTTCAATTCAATAAATTATGGCAGCAAAAAAGTATGATTCATCGAAGGACATGATCACGGGCGACAAGCTCATGCTCTTTGTCCAGACAGAAGCGGCCGGGACGGAAGGTACTCCCCCCGCAACGGTTCTTCCCATTGCGTTCGGTACGTCGTGCAGCATTGAGATCAGCACAGACACGATCGACACCAGCAGCAAGATGTCCGGCAACTGGAAAGAATTCCTTGTCGGCCAGCTCGGATACACGGTATCGAGCGAATCCCTCCTCTCCCTCAAAACGGGGCACTGTTCATTCAATACGTTGAAGCGTTTGATGAAAGAGCGTATGCCCATCCCGTTCGTGCTGGCGAAAACCGCAGAATCCGAAGGCGACTTTCCGCAGGGTGACAGCCTTGTCAAAGGGGAGGCGATTATCACGGCACTGAGCATGACCGCCGACAACGGTTCGATCTGTACTTCGAGCATTACGCTCCAAGGTACCGGTGAACTGGCAGACGGTACGCTCGTAGAGTAGCAACTTCATAATTACGCAGGGGCGGCCTCTGCCGCCCCTTTTTAAAACGTATGGACATCAAGAGCAGACTTGACATCGAGGCTATCGTTCGGTGGGAACAAATGACCGGGCGCAGCTTTCTCCACATGGATTTTTCCGATGAAAACGACATGCGGAGATTGCTGTATTGCGCGACCGTGGCATGTGCTGCCGAGCCGTTTACGTTCGATGTATTCGAACAGACGCTGCAAAGTGAAAAGATCGTTGCTGCGGAGGTTCGCTCCCTGACTGCTTACAGCGCTTTCGCGGCGCAGTTTTCCCGCAAGCAGAAAATTGCAGGTAAGTCTGATGCCTGTGCGACGCAAAATGTCACGATAGGTTCCATTGCTGCGAAACTGATCGTATCTGCGGGCATGGATGCCCACTTCGTGATGCACGAAATGCTTGTCGAGGATCTCCCCATGTATATCGAGGCCTTGAATGACAAGCTCCGTCATGAAGAGGAATCCCGGAGGTTGTGGACATTCTACGCGATTCTTCCCCATGTTGACGGTAAGAAACTCAAAAACCCGCAGAAACTCCACATATTCCCGTGGGAGGCCGAAGAGGCTGCCCGCAAAGCCCGGGAGGAGCTTGTGCGTAACGAGCAGGAGTTCCGCCGGTTCATGAATGGCGAGCTAATAGATCTGAATGCGGTTCAATGGCGTAAAAAATCCTGATCATGAGCAGTAAACTCTCCTTTTCGATTGCGGTAAAATTGTTGACGGACAACTTTAAAAAGGGTTCCGCCTCCGTCAAGAGCTATCTGCGCTCCATGCAGATGCAGTTTATGTCTTTTGCCGCAGCTGTGGGCGGCGGTGCCATCGGACTGTCGAATTTCGTATCGAAGTTAATGGAAACGGCGAAGGAAACTTCGCGCGTCAATATCGCCCTGAAAAACGTTTCCAAGTCGACTGAGGAATATGCGGATCATCAGAAGTTCATCATCGGGCTGTCGAAGAAATACGGCGTACAGGTAAATTCCCTGACGAGCGGGTTTGCCAAGTTCAAGGCTGCGGCGGATATTTCGAACATGGCGCTATCCGACCAGTATAAGATCTTCGAGTCCGTTTCGCGGGCCGCGGTAGCTTTCGGATTGAGTGCCGAAGACCAGAAGGGCGTGTTTTTGGCCTTGTCGCAGATGATGAGCAAGGGCAAGATCCAGGCCGAGGAGCTGCGCCTGCAGATGGCCGAGCGACTCCCTGTGGCAATCCAGGCTATGGCGAAAGCTACGGGGCGCTCCGTGGAAGAGATGGACAAACTGATGAAGCAGGGTAAGCTCTATGCTTCGGATGTCCTGCCGCGTTTTGCCGAGGTGCTCGATGAGATGATTCCCAATGTCGATACCGACAACCTCATGACGTCGCTCAACAGACTGAGCAATGTTTTCGTCGACCTTGTCAAGAAGTGGGGTATCGAGGAGAAATTCAAATCCGTCGTCGATGTTGTTTCGCGACTGCTGGGGGTATTGGCCAACAACGCCAAAACAGTATTTACCGGACTGCAAATCCTTATCACGACAGGATTGGGCAACGCCGTATACCGGGTATTCAAGTCTATCGGCAACAACTACGATAAATTCGTCGCCGCGTCCGTGAAGGTGCAGGACACGCTTAAAAATCGGCAGGAGGCGGTAGCCCGGGCACAGGAGGCCGTGGACAAAGCCTCCGCGGCTGTGATGGCGGCCCGCGAAGCCGAAAAGGTTGCGGTGGTAGGGGCGTCCGAAGCAAAGAAACAACGGCTGCGCAACAGAACTGCGAATGCCGAGGCGGCACTTGCGGCCAAGACGACGGCCCTCGTAAAGGCACAAGAGGCCGAGAAGGCTGCGGCGGCGAAGGTGACTGCTGACACACAGCAAGCGGCGGCCGCGAGTGGCGCCACAGGGTGGACACGGGCGTTTAATATCGTGCAGTTTAACTTCGCGAAGCTTGTGGCGACGATGAAAGCGGCAGCGATGGCGACGCTTTGGACAGCTGCCATCAGTGCCGTAATGACACTTGTCGGATGGTTGATAAAAGCCGGGCGGGAGGCGAACCGCATCAAGAATATTGTCTCCGACATGCGGAAGGAGCAGATGAAGCCTATTGATTTGGACTCGGTGGACAAACTTTATAGAAACCGGGATATCATCTTCTCTCGGAATAGTTCCAAAGACGCACAAGCCGGAGCCTTAAAGCAAGTGAATGACCTGCTGGGGACTTCGTTTAAGTTGGAGGATGCTGCGAAAGGCAAGGCTTCTGAGCTGAACAAGGAGATCGAACGTCGTGTCCAACTTTTACAGGCAGAGGAAAAAATACGGCGTACCAGCGAAGCATTGCAAAGCAAGAAGGAAGACCTTCGAGAGTTGCAGGGATCTGAAAAGTATAAAGATGCTAAGCGATGGTTCCCGGCTACTTATGCGAGGCAGCTTTCAATCGGGGTGAAGGCCGAGGATATTGAATTGCCGAAACAATCGCCGTTATATGAGGAGCGGCAACTGAAGCAGGCTATTTCGGAACTCGAATTTGCATTACAAGACGCAACGCGAATCCAAGCTGAATTGGGTGGCAAAGCTTCCTCTTCGAGCTCTACGTCTCTGTTTTCTTCCGATGGCGGCAAGAAGGGCAAGAAAACGGAGCTTGAAAAGCAGCAAGAGAAATACACCGAGTCGTTGAGGGCTTTGCAGAAAAAGCTCGACAGCAATATCATCACGCAGGACGAATACGACAAAGCCTTGCGAGATTTGGTCGAGAAGTCCTATATCGACGCCTACTCCTCCGGAGACAAGGGGGTACTGGCGAGCGAATACTATAAGGCCCTTGAAAACTCCTTCAAGGAACTTCCTCGCGGCGAGGCATATAAAGCGGAACGTCAACGAATCGATATTCTGAAAGAGTACAGCGATTCCGTCAAGCGCCGCAAGGCGGAACTCGAAGCCGGAGTCATCACCGAAAAGGAATACCGGGAAGCGCTGTTCGATTTGACGCGCGAAACCCGCAAGAACCTGGCCTCTAACATGACCGGTGCCGACGATTTCGAGCAGGCCTATTTCAGCGGATTGGGCGATTTGACCCGCGGGCTGGCCCCGAAGCCGAAGCTGAAAACCCGCGACACTTCCCGTGACTACCAGAAAACAGACATCGACATTCTCGAGGAGGCGCTTTCTGTTGCCGAGCAGAACCGGGATGTATTCCGCCAATTGGCCGAAGAAACAGGCGGCATGTTTTCCGAGGAACTTTCGGCTGCGATGTCCAATGTTAAGACGCTCGAAGACGCTCTGAAAATCGCCGAGGCCAAGAAATCCGTCAAAGAGCTTACGAAAGAGCTTCGCACGGGTACCTATGGTGGTGTAAAAAGCATCATCGGGAGTGCGGACAACATCGCTTCGTCGTTCGAGCGCGTCGGCGAAGTCTTATCCGATGAGGATGCAACGGCCTGGGAGCGCATCATGGCGGCTTGGGAGGCCATGACGAGC